CGTGCGGGTGATCAAGAATGCGCTTGACAAGGTCATGCAGGAGAACCACGGCGGGATCGCGGTCTTGGATGGGGCGGGCGAACTGGAGATCCTGGGTTGGACACCGAAGGACATGGAAGGGCAGGACGCGCGCAACTGGACGCGGCAGACGGTGCTAAGTCGGTTTGGCGTGCCCCCTACCGTTGCGGGCATCCCCGACGCGGCAAACTACGCCACCGCCCAAATGGAACAGGTCACGTACTGGACTCGGATCAAGGCGCGGTGTGCTCTTATCGAGGACGGGTACAGCCAGATCGCGGAGATGGCCGGCTATCCGGGCGTGCGGGTGGTTCACGATTTCTCGCAGGTCCAGGCGCTCCAGGATGCGCAGGGCGCCGCGCTTACCCGCGTGGGTCAGTGGGCCATGATGGGCGCCGACCCGCGAGCCGCCGCAACATATGAAGGGTTCAGCGACCAGCCCGACGACCTGTGGCCTATGCCCGCGGTCGAGACGCCGGAGGATACCGAGGACGACCCAACCGAGGAGGCCCCGACGCCGGTTACCGTCGAGATCGATCGGGATGCTCTGGAGGAAGCGCGCGACGAGATCGCCGCGGCATCGGAGATCCTTAACGACGGCGACGCGGACCCCGACGCGGTAGCCGATGCGCTGGGCTCGCTGGAGTCCGCGAGCATCGCCGTAGGGGCCGCCCTCGCCGCGCTGGACGCAGGGTGAGCCGTACCCCGCTGGCTATCCTGCCCGCACTCGCCCCGAGCGACGACGGGCCGGTTGCGGTCGATCGTGCGGTACCCGAGCGGTATGGCGGGATCAACTTCCGGCCTCCCGCGTCGGTTGCGTCCGCGGCAGCTCGTGGGCTCCGGCTACGCAAGGAGCACGGGCGAGGTGGCACCGCGGTAGGGGTTGCCCGCGCTCGCGACCTATCGAACCGAAAGAACGCAAGCCCCGAGACGATCGGGCGCATGGTTAGCTACTTCGCTCGGCACGCCGTTGACGCGCAGGCCGATGGATGGGGCGACAATGACGCGCCGTCCACGGGTTGGATCGCGTGGCTTCTATGGGGTGGCAATCCGGGGCGAGCATGGGCTAAGCGGGTCGCGCGCGAAATGAAGCGGGCCGACGAGGACGCAAGCCAGAAGGCCGCCGAGACGGTAGCCGCGTGGGATTGGTTGCGGCGCGACGTTGGATGCAGTCTCCAGCGTTTGCCCGACGCAAACCAGCGCGGGCTAATGTGGTTCGATTACGTGCGCCGCGCACAAGCCCCATCGGAGAACCGGCTTAGGCAGCGTTGGGTGGGCTACTTCCGCGAGAGGGCCGCGCGCACCGCCGCACGATTGCGCGAGGTCGTGCCGAAATCCAACCCGCGTGGGGTCGCCCGGATCATCTCTGACGCCGAGTTGGTGGCCGTCATCGGGACCGCTGAGGAACAGGCCGCCGCCGCCGAGCATATCGGGGTACAGCGCGTCCGGGCGATTGTCCGCATGGGTTGGAATGAGGCCGTGCGCCACGGGCTGGAAGGGGTCGAATGGAACCCGGTAGCCGACCCAAGCGTTGCGAAACTGGCCGAAATGGTCCAGGGCGTGGACGCTTATACCAAGGCTCGCACCGCCGATATCGTCAAAGGCGGGCTACTCCGCGGCGACACGGTTAACGAAATCCAGGGCCGGCTAATGCGCGACATTAGCTACTCGCCCGTCCGCGCTCTGAGGATTGCCCGCACCGAGACAACCAAGGCCGCGACGGTTGGGACCAATCTTGCATACGGCGACGCGGCCAACATTGGCGCCCGGTTCAAGGTTGCGTGGCTGTCTGCTCGGGACGCCGCTACCCGCACAAGCCATATCGATCTCGACGGCCAGACTATCGACGTTGGCGGCCGGTTCGCGCTAACCTCCGGCGACAACGCGGGCCAGAAAGCGGACGGGCCGGGTAACTTCGCTGCGGCTGCCGAGACTTGTAACTGCCGATGCACCACCATCCCCATTCTTGATTGAGGCCCCGAAATGCTGACCCGCATTACCCGCACCCCTGCTACCGCCCTCGCCGCCCTGTTGATCGACGCGGAGCGCCACGGTACCCCGCAGGCCCGCGCCCTTGACGCGCTCGCCCTTGCCGTCGGTACGGGCGCTAAGGACCTGTCCGCAATCGTCCGCCACGAGCGCACGATCAGCGCGGCCGACGTTGACGAGATCGCCGCGATCGCCGCGGTCACTCGGCAGTCGATCGGTACGTTCTCCTATGGGTTTGCAATCCACAAGGCGGACACCATTGTCGAGCGCATGGGCGAAATGGACGAGGAAGGCGCGGATACCCCGATGTCTACCCGCTACCGTTTCGTGATGTCCACCGCGTCAAGCGACCGGGCGCGCGATATCGTCGCGCAGGATTGGCGGCTTGCCGAGTTTCGGAACAACCCTGTCGCCCCGTGGGGACATCAGGCGCACGAGCTGCCTGTGGGTATCTGGCACGATGTGGGCGTGGTTGACGGGGCGCTTGTGGGTGACCTGGAGCCTATCCCCGTGGCCGCCTATCCCCGCTCGGTTGCGGTCGCTGAGATGCTGGCCCGCAATGTGATTCGGACGTGTTCGGTCGGGTTCCTTCCGGGCGTGGTCCTGTCTCGCGCGTCGTTTGACGAGGACGATCCGCGCCACTCCGCGCGCGGCCTCTGGTTCTCCGACAATGTGCTTATGGAGTGCTCGCCCTGCACCGTCCCAATGAATGCTGACGCGGTTTCGCTCGGCGCTGTCGAGGGCAACCCAGCAGAACGGGCCGCGACCGAGAAGCCGCGGCCTATCCCCGGCGTCCTGGATTGGATGGGGGTTGAGATTCGCACCGCGGATCCTATCGAAACCTCCACACTCGATTGGCTTATTTAGGTTTTTTCGGTTAATGTTCCTGCGTTGGGTTGACGCCCAACTCTTTAAACGGTAGCCTTACGCTACCATCCCCACATGGAGGCCCTACAATGGCCGGTGATATGTTTGACGGGCTCGATCAGGCCGGCGCGCGCAATGCGATTGCCGACAAGTTCAAGGGCCTCCACGCTGACGTTAAGTCGGGCGAGCGCACGCTTGCCGAGGTTAAGAGCATGGCCGTTAAGGCCGGCGAAGACCTTACGGCTATGGACCGCACCCTTGCCGAGATCAAGGCCGCCCAGGCGGTTAGCCTCGCTTCCTCGCGCCGCGATGGTCCCGAGGGTGAGCTTCGGCAGTTCGTGGACCGCAGCGGCGACGCGGGCGCCGCTCCCGTCCGTCTGTTCGGCGGTAAGGTTCGTTTCGCTGGCCAGGACATCGGCAATGCGCCGGGCCTCCTGACCACCGAGAAGACTTACGGCGATTGGCACAAGGCCGCCAAGGATCTGTTCGAGGCCACCGTGATTACGGCCGCCGTCAAGCGTCGCCACCAGGGCGAGGATCTGCACAACCCCGCCACCCTCGCCAAGTACGCCCCCAAGACGTTCGCCGCGCTGGGTCATCACCTCGCCAGCGGGCCGGGCGATGTTGCCAAGGCAAGCGAGCAGATTAGCCGTATCTTCACCGATTCGGCCGGCGTCGGCGCGGAGTTCATCCCCGACATCACGCTCCCCGAGCTTGATAAGGCCCTCGCCCTGTCCGACTTCGGCCTCGTGGGCGACCTTCTCGCCTCCCGCCCGATGTCGGGTAAGAGCCTCAAGAAGCCGTTCCTGAGCACCAACCCCCGGCCGTACATGTACGGCTCGGCGACGGTTGACGACCCGTCCAAGTTCACCAGCTCGACCCCCGCGAGCGGCGACAACAACATTGACGCCAAGGGTTTCGCGGTCCGTATCCCGATGGACCGCGACGCGATTGATGATTCGATCGTGGACGCGCTCGGCGAGATGCGCGAGATGATCGTGCGGGCGCACATGCTGGGCCGCGAGGAAGCCCTGTTCCACGCGGACACCGCCGGCACTCACCAGGACACCGGGATCGGTTCCTGGAATGTTGACGGCCTGTGGGAGACGGGCGCCACGTTCGGTGGTTCCTCGGACATTCGCCGCGCTTGGCTTGGGCTCCGCGCCCGCGCCAAGGACATCGGCGCCGCGGCTGAGCTGGATATGTCCACCTTCACCTACGCCAACCTTCTCGCGCTCGCGCAGAAGCTCAAGGGTCCCAAGGGCCTCGGCGCTGCGGGCTCGGATCTCGTGCTGGCTGTCGGTTACGATGTGTACCTCGGTAACGTCCTCGGGCTTTCCGAGGTCGCCACCGCGGACAAGTACGGCGCCAACGCTTCCGTTCTCGGCGCCTTCCCCGCCCGGGTTGGTCCCTGGTCCATCGCTACCACGCCGATGCTGCCCAGCGAGTTCAACGCCAGCGGCATCTACGACGGCGTGACGATGACCAAGGGTGTCGTGGTCGGTATGCTCCGTAACCGATTCAACTGGTACAACCGGCGCTCCACGCGGGTCGAGCTGGACACCGACATCAGTAACGGCGTCGTCAACCTCGTGGCCACCCAGCGCCTCGCCCTCCACTCTGCTGACGCGGCTTCGGTTGCCAACGCTGTGGTCGGTTACAACATCTAATCGGAACGGGTGGCGGCTTAGGTCGCCACCCAACCCACCGAGGTTCATACAATGGCAGTTCCCGAGAAGCACGTTATCGTGATGCCGCTGGCCCAGGCCACCGCGGGATCGAACGATACCTACGTTACCCACTGGCCGTTCGGCGCGAAGGGTACCCTTGAGTCCGCGGCGTATTCCTGCGCTACGGCGATCACCGCGCACGACACCAACTATGCTGACCTCTCGGTCGAGCTGGGTGGTACCGAGGTTGCGAGCGAGCAGACGACCACGGGCGACACCGGCAACATCGCCGCGCTCGACCTTGAGGTCCTCGCGCTTACCGCTTCCGGTCCCTCTATCGAGGTGTCCGAGGGCGAGAGCATCGAGGCCCTGGTCGTCAAGGCTGGAACCGGCGTCGCGGTCCTCGGATCGATTCGCCTGATCTTCTCGATTGATCGCGAGGCGTAGTGGCTGAGTCGGTCCAACTACGGTGCGACATGCCCGGCGGTTACCACGGTAGCCGTCCGGGTGTGCGTGCCGTAGTTAGGCCCGGCGAGGTGGTTAGCGTGTCTCCCCAGACCGCCGATTACCTGTGCTCGACATTCGGCGCCTATTGGCACCGGATGGAATCACCCGAGGCGCCCCCTGTGGCGCCCTGGGTTGCGCCCGACATCCATTGGCGGGCGCTGGTTAGGGGGATTGATGCGGGCGAGTTTGACGACCGCCTGAGCGCCCTCAGCGGCGACCATCGTAAGGCCGTCCGCCGAGCAGCAGCTAAGCGGGTGGCGCACTTTAAGGGGTGAGATCGTGGCACTGTGTACCGCCGCAGAGGTCCGGGCCTACGATTCGTCCCTAACGTCCGCCGAGGATAGCCGGATCGATCTCGTGGTCGCGGCGGTTGGGGCCGAGTTTGCGCGGTTCTGCAACTACCCGCCCGCGTCGGTTGGCGCCAATCCAACCCTGGAGAGTGCGTCACACACGGTCTACACTGACCGCGGGGCCTCGCCTATCCTCCGGCTGAGCACGAGTGCTATCATGCTGCCGGTCGCGCCTGTGACGGCGGTTACCAGCGTTCACGATGACTCGGATCGGGACTATGACGCGGGCGATCTGGTCGCGTCCGGTGATTACGATCTGGACGGCGACACTGGGCTAATCGTCCTGCGGCCCACGCGGTCACATGGCGGTTGGTCGTCAAGCTACGCCGCGATCAAGGTGGTATGCACCGCCGGGTTTACCACCGTGCCCGACGACATTAAGCACGCGGCGATCGTGCAGACCATGGCGTGGTACCGCGGGATTCAGCGGGTCGGAGTCACCAACGTATCGCAGGGTGGGGTATCGGTCGGGATCGCTGACCGTACCCTGATGGATGACGTGGCCGAAACCCTCGCCCGATACGTGCTGCACCAGAATGGGATCGCGTAGTGGCGGACGATCTCACCCCTGCCGAGTTTGCCGCGCTACTCCGCGCCACGGTCGAATCTGGCCGGCTGGCTGAGGTTGTGCGGGTGTCTATGGTTGAGACCGGACAAGTTGCGACGGCTAAGGCAAAGCTCGCCCTCGCCTCGGGCGGTCGCGGTCCCGACACCCGATCCGGGGCACTCCGCAACTCTATCCGCCACACGGTAGACAAGGGGCCTACGGGGCCGGAAATGTCCCTAAGCGCGGGCGGGCGGTTCGGCGGTAACGACGTGCGCTATGCCCGCATCCACGAGCTGGGCGGGACCATTCGACCCAAGCGGGCTAAGAGTCTCGCGATCCCACTGCCCGCAGCACGCACGGGCGCGGGCGTGTCGGGCCGTCCTGGGCCGCGCGACTTCCCCGATCTCCAGTTCATGCCGAGCAAGAATCCACGCAACGTGGGAATCCTCGCGACCCCTGCGGGCGTGCCTATGTTTGTCCTGCGGCGGTCGGTAACCATCCCAGCGCGCCCCTACCTAAAGCCGTCAATGGACCAAGCGGTCCAGGGGTTCCGCGCCCGCCTGGGTAGCGCCATGGCCCGCGCATTGGCCCCGGAGTAGGTATGCCCGCATCCCCAATGGAAGACGTGAGAGACGCGATCGTGACTCTGCTATCTGGCACGGTTAACGGCGCGGGTGCCTATACCTATGACCTGTCAACGTCGGGCGCGGTCGTCAACGGCGCGCCGCCTGACTCGCCGCTCGTGGCGCCGGTCGTCTACGTTTGGGCCGAGCAGGCACTAACGACCGCAGGCCCCGAGCTGGGCGATTACGAGAACACCCAGCAGATCACCCTAATGGGATTCGTGCCCGGGATTAACGACACCCCCGCGGGTCGCGTTACCGCCGCGGAACGGCTCGGGTATGATCTGTTCCTTGCGTTCCGTTCGGATCGCAGCTTGACGGCGACGGTCAACGATTGCCAGTTCATCGGGTGGAATAACTTTGATGGACAACAGTTTGGAAATGGACTAAAGTACGGCGCATGTGTTGCACGGGTTGACGTGCGATACTTCCTTGATGGGGTCCCCGATTGAGCTGGAAGGTTGACCGCACTGTTAGGTTCCCTCTCGTGATCGACAAGCTCACGGTGGGCACCTCTGCGATCGATCTGACCATTGCGATCCCGGCCGACCTTCCTGAGTTTTGGTCCGTTGTCGCCTCGGATAAGTCCAACATTCGGGTATGTGATGCCGACGGCGTTACTGACCTGACTTGGCAGGCTTCCGCGTGGTCCTACTCTGCTGCGGGTGGAACCGGCACAATCGAGATCGACAACTGGACACCGCCCGCTGAGGATTGTATCGCCGTGATCTGGCTTTACACGGGCGGTACCGCGACGACCAATGAAGGTTCGTTCACCGCATCCACCCCGCGCGACGGCTACGTATGGTCCTGCGGCGTGGACGGTCAGACGGTAGCCGGCCGGTCTAACACCTCGGGCGCCGCCAATCCTGACCAGACGATCTATAAGTCCTCGGACGAATCGATCGCGGTTTGGGTTGCGATGGATGGGCAGCTCGCCAAGCGGCGCACCCCATACAACGACCGGAACGACTGCGAAGAAATCGAGAACGTGACATATACCGTAACGGCGAGCGGGGCAGATCAGGCCGCGCTATACGACGAAACCAAGGTCCGGGTATCGCAGGATAACCGGGTTCGGATCTGGCTCCAAGCCGGATCAGACGGGACTACCTACACGGTGGAACCCGTGATTACAACCACCTCGGGGCGGGTCCTTAACCCCCGCTTCCTAATCAGTGTCGTTGACGCTGACGAATCGTAACAGGGAGCCGGTATGGCTGTTCCGTATTCTGGCCGCGGCACCGCGATCGGTCTTGGCGTTGAAAGCACCTGGGGCACCGCGGTGGCCCGGAGCAACTGGCTGAAGGCCGAGTCCGTTACGCTTACCGAGAAGGTGATCACGGGCGATGTCCCGCACCTCGTCCACGGCGACATGGGCGATATCAGGGACAACTACTGCGAACGCACCGAGGTCACCGGGCGGATCGTGGTCGAGATGCGATACGACGGCGTTGGGATTCTTCTCGCCGCTTGTCTTGGCGCGTCCAGCACCGCGGGTACCGGCTCGCCCTACACCCACACCTACTCCCTTAACGCGGTCATGGGTAGCCTGACCGTCGAGGTCAAGCGCGGCACCTCGGGCAACTCGCAGGTATTCGAGGGTTGCAAGGTTACGTCGTTTGAGATCGCCGTCTCCACGGGGCAGGTCGCCAAGTTGACCGTGGACTTTATCGGGCAGACGAGCGCCGCCCGGTCCAGCACGGGTACGCCCACGTTCGGAACGGGTGAGTTGGTCGAGCACAAGGATGCATGGGCGGCGGCCTGGGGCGGCACGGTCGCGGGCGTTCGGTCGCTGACCATTCGAGGTAACAACAACCTCGCGCGCGTTGACGAGCTGGGCAGCGCCGCAACGCAGGAGCCGGAGATCGGTTCCTTCCGCCGGTTTGAGTGCAGCATGGAGCGGTCATACCGCGATGATACGCAGTACGCCGCGCACAAGGCCGAGACTCAGCAGGACTTGACGATCACGAGCACGGGCGACACCTCGCCCAATGCTGCTACGATCCTCCTGCGGAACGCCAAAGCAACGGACGTGAATAGCGATATCTCGGACTTCGGCGTCCTCACTGAGTCGCTGACGTTCACGGCTTACGCCGATGCGTCGGATCCGTCGTTTGAGATTGCGATTGTGAACGGTACCGCGTCCGCCATCGCCAACTAAGCCAACCCACCGGAGGACACCTATGGGTATCGCAGACTTTGCTAAGTGCTACACTTCCGAGGAAGTGACGCAGACTATCGGGGAGCAGACCATTACGTGGAAGGTCCGTGTATTGACCCCTGCCGACGGCGCGCGCGCGGGTAAGGGGCTGGGCGCCCTGGCTATGGCCGCGGCCCCTGAGACGGACGAGCCGGCCCCGAAGCTGACGCTTGACCGTGTGGCGGACTTCGCAGAGTATGCCGACCGGATCGCCTGTCAGGCTATCGAGGCGGTCAATACCGGCGAGGGGTGGGAACGGGTCAAGATGGTATTCCCTGCCGTCGAGGACACCGCCGCAAACCCACCGCGGATCTCGGTTGCGATGCTGTCGCGTGGGTCCGGTGCATTGGACCAAGTGGTAGCTATCGCCACCCGTGCTATGGTGGAGGGCGCTACCCGCGCGCGTTCGTTTCGCGACGGGTGATCAGGATTCTGTATTGCTTCTCGACTTGACCGCGCGCCGATACGGCCAACGCCCCTCAACCCTACTCGGGACGGATGACCCGTGGGAGGCGTTGTGCGTTGACGTGGCTTGTGCCGATGTCGGGCGGGCGTTCCAGGAAGCCGCGATCCAACGGGTGTCAGGCGGCGGCGGTTTGCTTCCGTTGCCTGTTCCGGTTGTCATGCTCGGGAGCCTGTAATGGCCAGCAATATCGTATCGTTCGTTCTCCAACTCAAAGACGAGGCGAGCGGCGAGATCAAAAAGGTTACCGGCGAGGCCGACAACCTTAGCGAGTCGCAAACCAAGGTTGCCGAATCGACCGCGGTTAGCGGTAAGGCGATGCTCGGGTATGCTGCCGCCGCGCTCGGGGCCGCCACTGCCGTGGCCGCGCTGGTCAAGTCGGTGGTGGACGCCCGTAACGCCCTGCTGGACGCATCCACGCGCACGGGCGTAGCGGCGACCACCCTTAACGGGCTCAAGCTGGCCGCGGAGGGTTCCGGGCTTGGGTTCGCCGCCGTTGAAGGGGCGATGGCTGGATACACGAACCGGCTAACGGCGGTCGCCCGGGGCAGCAAGGAGGCGGTGGACGCATTCAAGGATCTCGGGGTCGAGACGTTCGATACCAACGGAAACCTCCGCGAGTCTGACGCTATCTTGCGCGAGACGTTGAGCGCGATCAATGCGATTGAATCGCCAACCCAGCGAGCCGCCGCCGCTACCAACGCATTCGGGCGTCAGGGTACAATGCTGTTGCAAGCATTGGGCGGCGGTGAGTTGGAAGACTTCGTAGAGGTCGCAAACAAATACGGGATCAAGGTCGGACCCGAGGCGGCAAAGGCTACCGGCGATTGGCAGCGGGCAAGCGCCGCGCTCCAGCTCGCATTTGATGGGGCTAAGGCGTCGGTCGTAGAATCGGTTGGCGGAATCGACGGCATGACTGAGGGTATGCTACTGCTCGGCGAGGCGGTGATCGCGGGCGCTGCCCTGTTTGTGATTTGGAAGGATGGCCTAATCGCCCTGCTGCTGCCGATCCGCACCCTGGTGACGGCGTGGATGACGGTGGGTAGCGTGATGCTGGAGGTCATGTCAGGCAACTTCCGCGCCGCCATGGACATTGGCAAAGGAGGATTGCAGGATCTGGCAGACAACGCGGTAAACGCTGCCGGCACATTGATCGACATTCT